GAAAGGTGGTTGATACACCTATCAAGAAACTACCAAACAACCCTCTTGCTTTTGAAGTTTTAGATCTTGCAAGCAAGCAAAGATCAGTAAACAAAAAAGTCGAAGTTCTGAAAACTTATGAGCATGTTTCACTAAAGATGCTTTTTCTTTGGAATTTTGATGCAGCCATAGAAAGTGCACTTCCACCAGGTGAAGTCCCTTACGAATCATATGGTGAACAAACCTCCTCAAGCGGAACTCTATCTAAAAAAATAGATATGCAAACCCGTAGCATGTACGAGACTGGATCATTTTCTATGGGTGTTACTGATCAACAAGGTAGGACAACAATTCGTAGAGAATGCACGAAGTTTTATCATTTTGTAAAGGGTGGTAATGACGCTATGAAAAATCTTCGTAGAGAAAGTATGTTTATTAATTTACTTTCAGGTCTTCACCCATTAGAAGCAGAAATAATGTGTTTAGTAAAGGAAAAAAGTTTAGAAAACAAATATAAAATTTCAAGATCAATAGTTGAGGAGGCATATCCTGATATAGAATGGAGAGATAAAGCGTGACTGAAACCAAACATAAGAAGAACCGTACTTGGTCAGATGAGGAAAAGTCATCACACAAGGAAGAGTATGGTTGTGAAATAATCATTGAAAATGGAACTTTATCTGAATGTAACACTCGTAATGCTCCTACAGATGCACTCATAGTTCACTACATCCATAATGAAAGAGATTGTTATGACTTAACTAGGGGTAGTCGTACAAAACTATTTGATATGTACTATGATAAGTTTAAAAATAACTTAAAGAGCATAGACTATGGTGGTGGTAATATCAAACCTTCTATGTGGGGATACAAAACTCCATCTAAAACCAAAAAGCGAAAGTAATTCCAAAAATACCGCAAAAAAAATCCCGCCAAATTTTTACCCTGTAGGGTTTTTTATATGATATTAATTGAAGATGCTATTACAGATGATTTGTATCAAAAATGCATCAAAGAGATTGATGATAAAAGATATCAAAATTGTTGGAGATCTAGTACTTTAACTTGGGGTTCTCAAGTAAAACAAGGTATTGTTGGTAGTTGTATTATTACTTCTGTATCTAACACTATACATCATTTATTGGAAGAAGAATTAAAATCAAACCTTCCAGAGTATGATACGTTAGAGTGTCAGTATTATATCTGGCAACCTCAGTCTGGAATTAGTTGGCATGATGATAAAGAATCTGACAGAGTATTTGGTTCTACTTTATATCTTAATGACGAATGGTATCCCGATTTTGGAGGATGGTTTATTTGGGAAGATAATGATGGTCATCACGCAATTCTTCCAAAGAAAAAATTTTTAGTTGTTAATGATAATTATCAAAATCATTGTGTTACTCCAGTTTCTGTAGGTTTTCGTTGCACGATTCAAATATGGGGCAAAAAATATCCCGCCAAAATTTGACTCTGTAGGGTTTTCTGTAACTTTAACTACAGACTACTTGACTAAATAGTTAGGGTATGCTAACATACCTTTACGTTCATCTTATGGGCATTTTTTTACCACTTCTACTCGCTAACCATGAACCAGTCCATTGGACTATTAAATGTGATGGGTGGAAAGATCTAGCTTCAGAGGTTCGACAAGATCAATATCTTGATGAGCAATCAAAGTTAGATTTATTAAACTACTTTAAAACTAAAGTAGAAGAAGAATGCGATTTTGAACCATAAGACGCAAGTAAGCCGACACGGAACGGGTTCGTTCATCCCTACGGGGACGCAAATGCCGACTGAAGGAACGGGGCTAAAAATCCCTATTACTACAGGAGAAAACCGATGGCACAAGTCACATACCGTGGTGTTAAATATGACACCGATAGAAACAAAGCAAAGCAGACTAACAAGGTCGATCTAACTTACCGTGGTGTAAGAACAGAAAAAGAACTTACAAGTCTTAAGTGATTGAAACATTAGAGATATGCATAGCATCTGCTATCTTTCTCACAATCATAACTGCTGAAGTTAAGTTTCTATATGGAAAATAAAACGAAGGGGTTGTACCCCTTCTTTTTTTATGTTATAATTAGTAGAAATACGTAGAATTATGCGAGAACAGTTAATCAAAGCACTTCTTGCTCATGCACAAGGAGACATACAAAAACATGTAGCAAATGTTGAGGTATATTTGGCTAATCCTGTGGGTATCGGAGAACACTCAAATATCGTAGAGGCAATAGAGGGTGAATTAGACATGATTGCAAAATATCAGGATCAAATAGACATAATTCAAAAATATTTCAAAAAGTAATGGATAGAGAAAAACTTAAATTAATGGTTCGTCAACTTGAATTGGTTGTGGACAATATTAAGGCAGAAGTGTTATCTGATACTGATGCATATTTGACGATGGACACTTATGAAGAGGTAAAAAGATCGAAACCTCACGATTTAGGTTATGATGAGATTTTTGAGGATGATGAATGAACGAAACTAGTAGAGCAAAAAGGTTAATTAAGTTACTTGAGAGACTTTTGAAGAAAAGGGAACTTTATGATGAAGATAAACTTAAATTGATCAAAGAGCAATTGAAAACCGCTAAGAATGAACTAGCAATAATTGAAGAAAAAACATCTAAAGGATTTAAATGAACGTATCTCTTGTAAGTGTATCACCTGATGCTGAAAAGCACATGGCATATTGTGCTCGTGTAAGTAATCCTAATAATCAGGACAACGAAAATTATGCAGGTCTTTTGAGATACTGTATCAAACATCAGCATTGGTCTATTTTTGAGCAAGCATTTATGACTCTTGAAATTAATACTACAAGAGGACTTGCTGCACAGATATTGAGACATCGTTCTTTTACATTTCAAGAATTTAGTCAAAGATACGCAGATACTAATTTACTTGACGCAAATATACCCTTACCAGATTTAAGGAGACAGGACACAAAAAATCGTCAGAATAGCATTGACGACATTCCAGAAAAACAAACTAAGTTTTTACAAGAAAGAATTAGACAATATTTTAACGAAGGAATGGATTTGTATAATGAATTATTGAGAGAAGGTATAGCTAAAGAATGTGCTAGATTTGTATTACCACTCGCAACACCAACTAGAATCTATATGTCTGGTAGTGTAAGATCATGGGTTCATTATATTGATTTGCGTTCTGGACATGGAACACAAAAAGAACATATGGACATTGCAAATGCATGCAAGACCATATTTACCGAACAATTTCCAACGGTCTCAGAGGCTCTAGAGTGGGTCTAAATAAATTTACCGATTAAAATACTATGGCTACATATCCTGTTGTTAATAAAGAAACTGGTGAACAGAAAGAAGTTGTGATGAGTGTGAATGATTGGGATCAGTGGAGAGAAGATAATCCTGATTGGACTCGTGACTATTCTGATCCATCAACCATGCCTGGCGTGGGAGAAGTTGGTGAGTGGAAAGATAAATTAAGAAAGAGTAAACCAGGTTGGAATGATGTTCTCCGAAGAGCAGGAAAAGTTGCAGGATCGAGGGTTAAGAAATTATAATGCCTCGTAAAAGAAAATCCGAACCAATCGGTATAGGTTATACAGCAAAGCAAATGAGAAAAAAGAAACCTATTAATAATGAATATCTTGTTGATATTAGTCCTCTAACTGATAATCAGAAAGTTTTGTTTGATTCTTACAATCAACAAAAAAATGTTGTTGCATATGGTGTTGCAGGGACAGGTAAAACATTTATTACACTTTACAATGCATTGAAAGATGTATTAGATGAAACAACACCTTACGAGAGAGTCTACATTGTAAGATCATTGGTAAGCACTCGTGAGATTGGATTTTTACCAGGCGATCATGAAGATAAGGCAGACATATATCAAATACCATACAAACATATGGTGAAATATATGTTTCAGATGCCCTCTGACGCAGATTTTGAAATGTTATACGGAAATCTTAGATCACAAGAAACAATCAAATTTTGGAGCACATCTTTTATAAGAGGCACGACTTTAGATAATGCAATTATTATTGTTGATGAGTTTCAAAACCTTAATTTTCATGAATTGGATAGTATCATAACTCGTGTAGGTGAAAATAGTAAGATATGTTTTTGTGGTGATGCTACTCAATCAGATCTTACTAAAACTAACGATAGAAATGGAATTGTGGACTTCATGAACATCTTGCGAAAAATGGTTTCTTTTGATATAATAGAGTTTGATGTTAATGATATTG